AAGAGAGGCTACAAGATTATCTATCTTTGCCGAGATCGTTGCTTTAAAACTTGCTGCCGACCAAACGGTAAAGAACGCATGGCCTATTACAGCGACGATAACCCCTACTCCCGACCAACCGATTTCGATCATTGTTTAATTGCTCCTTGTTGTGGTATACTTTTTCCATGAAAAAATGGCTGTTTGTAGCTTCGCTGATTATTCTTTTTGGGATCATTCAAATCGTCGTTTATCATTTTAATCATCCGCCTCTACGTGGGTTCTAAAAACCCTTTCTTTTTTTGTCTTGATAGGTTTGTACTCCCACCCCAAAAATATTCACAAGTCCAGCCGGGATCAAAGAAGGGTCTTCCTTCGCTAAATCGTAAATATCCTGTAAAACCATCGGAACAAATCTCTCGCCAATCTCCTTCGGGATGCTAACTGGCTTACCCTGTGCGTCTTGTTGTTTCATAAGCGTAACGATAAAAGAAGGAATTGGAGCCAGCTTGCCTTCTATAAATCGTTGGAAAATATCAGCCCTGGTCATTGGTTTATAACCTTCACCTAGAGTCATTTCCTTGCCAGTCGTAGAGCTAATGTATTTACCAGTTACAATTTGTGCGGCACTTCTTACGAGTGGTTGAAAACCTCCCCATATATCAAACCGTGTATTTCGGACTTTAATTTTTCCAAAATCAGAATTTCTTGGGTCAGTGACAACCTCAGCACCTCCCAATTTAGATAAAGTTAAAATTGTGAAACCAATTCCTAAAAAATAAAAAAATGATTTAAGAGCCTCTTTTCTTGTAAAATTGTCTTGTTTAACATAATAGATTGGATTAAGAAGATTCAACCTTGAGAATAAAAGCCGCGGTGAAAATAGCAAAGCGTTAAGTGCTAGTGCTGATGTTTCAAGACCTTTTGGTAATGTGCCTCGACCTGTTGCGTTGTTAATAAAATCGGCGATTCTTTTAGTTAGATCTCTGTCCTTTCTTGAGTCAAGACCGACCCTCTCGGCTTGATTTAACAAATCGACGAAAGTATCAAATCTCAACTTATTCAGAAAACCAATATAAGCACGTCCTGAAGCTCTAATACCCTTGCCAAGAAGAGGTATTTTTTCAGCCCAAGAACTCATAAATTTTTCTTCCCTATTTCCTATAAGAACGTCCAAGTCTGTTAATGAAAGTCTACTATCTCTTGCGAGTTGATAATCTGGATGAGTAATAATAGAGTCTTGAATGGCTTGATATGCTTCCTCACTTACAAATGCCCCAAATTGCTTTTTAAACGCCGGGCCGAATTGCTTTTGTCTGGATATAAGAAAACCGCCTTGACGACCGGCAGCAGAAAGGTCGATGGATGACATAATAGATCTTGGAATATTGGCAATTTGTAAGCCCGCTTCTTTAAATTTTTCAAATAAAGTCCTTTTCTCTAACACAGCTTTTGTAAATTCCTCTCCAAAAACAGCATTCAGCAAAGAAAGCTCGCCTTCAGTTGGAACCTTACCACCTTCCGCGCCTAGCATTTTAGAAAGCCCTGTCATGGCGTTTATCTTTTCCCAGTCACCGATCTTTGGACTTAATCTGACTTGTTGGAAAAGAGCGTCAATATCGGCCTGGCCTACCTTTCCCCTTATGGCTTCAAACTCGACTTTTGGAAGTTCCCCCTTCAAAGCACCTAATTCCTTATAAAAGCCGGACTCCCCTTTTGCCGTAGCTTGCGCTCCTTTTAATTTAGCGAACTTCTGCGACCTGGCTTTTTCGTAAAGCGTTTCTTGTTTACCACGAACGTCTTTGGCTTCTTTTAAGGCGGATATCAATTTTGCTACAGGATCTACCTTCTCCCCTTCTGTGGGGACGGTTCCTTCCAATAGCCCTGCCAGGCCTTTCGTGGGTTCTCCGGCCATAGTCTTTTTAACTATTGGAGCTTCTTCGGACTTACCAAACATATTTTTAACTTTCGCCCAAAGAGGATTATCCGTTATGCTAATTATTTTTTCAGAAGGAACATTGATATTTATTCCGTGTTCAAAAGCAGCCCGGCGATCAAAGCTGTTGAGTTCAAGCGCCGCCCATAAAGACTTTTGTTCCGGCGTCGTAAGCTCTCCCGTCTGGTAAATATCTTTTACTTGTTCGGGCGTAAGAGACACGCTTTTCGGTAACTTATACTCCGTGATTTTTCTTTTAAAAAACGCTTCTTTTATAGCGCCTGATTTTTTAAACACACCACCTGCGATAAAGGCTTTACCGGCAAAGTCTGCAAGCTCGACTGTTTTTACAACATCGTCCGAAACTCCCTCTTCATCTAGTTTTTTAATTAATCTATCTGTTGGGATCGCAAAATCAACCGCTGAAAAAGCAAGAAGCCCCATAGCTGTTCCAACTGGGTTTGCTATTGCTCCAGCGACAACCCCAGGCAATAGTAATCCCTGCATAACTTCCATTTCAGTCGGTTCTGATTCCATCCCTGTAATATTTGCGGATCGCCGTATAATGTCATAATTTTTGTTTACTTCATTTAATGGGAGTCCGGTTACTTCGGAAAGGGCATAAATATTCGCGGCGCGAGCAGTATATTTGTCCTCATCACGAAAGAAGCTGAAGAGCTTATCCATCATACCTTGTGGTGGGGCTTGCTTTATTTGGGGTTGGGGATTACCCTCAAGAACCAATCCTGATGGGGGTTGTGGATCGGATGTTTGTTTTACATTCAAGCTTTCTTCTAAAACTAAACCCGCTGGAAGTGGCATTATTTAATTTCTTTTCCTGTTTTTATATCAACCCAAGTAGCGCCACCATCATCTGAATATGCTTTTCTTTCTTTGGTGCTTTCATCATTGGCGTAAATTCTATCGGTAGAAGTCAATTTTTTAGCCAGTTGAATTTCGATCTCGTCATTGACAACCTTTGCCGCTAAGGCTTCTTGGTCTTGCCCTGCCAAAGCTCCATCTATCAGTTTTCGGTACATCCTGGCTTTGATTTCGTCTTTATCCATTCCAGCTTCAGCATATTCGTCTGACCAAAACGATAGACGATCAAATAAATTCTTTGGTCTAACCGTATTCATAATGTCTTTTTGGACTACTTTTTCAAGTTTCTGTTGGACAAGCTCATTACGGTCTTTCAATATTCTTTCCACATCCGCTGTGTCCAAAAGTCCTTTCGCGTGGGCTTGTATGGTGTCGCTCATAAGTTTTATAATTTCTTCGGTGGTGGCCTTATCGCCCTTCGCTTGCATATCCATAACTTTATTCTGAAACTCAATATAGGTTTTGTCTTTGCTGGGGATATCAGGTTTCGGATTGTTGATTTTATTTATCATGCCTTCGGCAAACTCTGGGCTTATTTTTCCTTCCTTACGAAGCTGATCTACAGCATCAACTGTTACATCTTGTTTTGACAAATATTCATCCAACAAAGCACTTTGATTTTTTGCCTGTATTTTTTTAGATTCGGTGTCGTAGATTGACTGAGCGTCTCTTAATTCTCTAACGTCAAAACCGTAAGTATTTTTTGAAATGTTCTCGCTGGCAATAGCAGGAGCATTTTGTATATCTGTCAAAAAGGAATTGAATTTTCCTTTTTTTAGATATTCTTTTTTCAGATTCAAGGCTTCTAATTTGTCATAACCACCTAAATTTTGTACCGGGTCAATAATCACATCTAACCGACCCTCTAAATTATCCGCGCCTTTGGCAATTTCCAAATCTAGCAAACCGATTGTATCCGCCCGCCACCCTAAAATTTGCTTCTTCTTATAAGAATTATCTATTTGGGCGGTAGCTACTTTTCCTTGATAAGCAAACTCAATAGCCATCTCGGTTTCAACGGATTTATTTGAGAATCCTTTCAGACTATCCATCCCAAGTTTTTCAATTGATTTTCTAGTATTCTCATAATCCTCCGGTGTTGGATTCGGGATATTTTCAAACTTCTGCTGTTCTTCTAAAACACCAGTCTTATAGTTTAAATTCGCCCTAGATTTCTGCATAGAATCAAGAGCGTTGCTATAAGTAAGTGTTGCTTTCTGAATTGCACCTCCAACCTCCCCCACCTTTTGGATAATCTCGCCCGTGGTGTCCTCGGCGGCCTGGACGGAAGGTGCTTGAGTGGTAAGCTGACCTTTGGAATAAACTCTTGGAAATTCAGGCAAACAGATAATCTCCCGTATCGACCGGCTTTAAATGTATTCATCTGCGTCAACCTCTGTTGTTTTGTAAGACCTGATTTTCCATAGCCGCCACCAGTCGGATTTCCAATATTCAGCATCCCGAGCGTCGCGCCAGTATTTAATATAGTGGAAAAAGCATTTGAATAGCCAGAAAAACGCGCAAGCCTCGACTGCTGCCTTCCCGTCTCGCGCATATAACTCGCTCCCGATCTCGCATAGTTTGCCTCAATATCAAGATTATAATCCCCTATCGCCTTATCGAATTGCATCTGGGTTTCGTTGTCAATTAAGATCGCCAAAGGTGACCCGCCAAGATTAAAACCTTTTCCGGCGGTCTTTGAAATGATCGTTCCCCGGGCCCGGGCCGCTTCTCGGTTAAATTGATAGTCCTGGATTTTCTTCTTTTCCAAGACCATGGCGGCCTGTTGTTCGTAGATTTGGGCGTTATATTCAGCCTGTCTTTGGATGCCTTTAGCTTGTTGTTTAGCACCCATGACTTGAGTGGTCGCGGAGAAAGCTCCACCAGCTATAAGAAGTGCTGCAGTTGTTCCTACTGCCATGGTGATTTTCCTTTATTTCTCATTCGTATCGAGCGATCCCATGATACTTAAAAGTTCAATCGGCAAAGGGTTTGAGTTTTTTATATAAACCTGCGCCCCGCGCTTATAGCCCCCACGCATGGCGATCCCGCCGCCCTGTGGAGGAAGGATACCGGTATAAAGAGTAGTGATTGTGGGCGTAATCGACAAATTGACATCATCAAGGTTATCCGCATCCGTTCCGTATTTAAAGTTTTGGGTTGAACGGTTTACCTTAAAAGCGATTTCGTTAAACCTCTGCCATTTCCCTTGTGCCGTTCCTCGATTGGTTCCCGCTTCTTTTGGAAGTGTAAAAAGTATTTGGTCGTAGGAAAGCCCTGCATGAACAACAAACGAAAGTGATGTTAAGGTAACCGTTCCAGAAGCGACGGTTCTGGTGAGTGAATCTACAAGACCATCGGCCAGTATCCCGATAGTTTTAGCGTCAAGATGCTCCAAACCGTATACGCTTCGTACCGAAAGTCCCCACCTGCCCGCCACGTAGCTCAAGGCATTAAACGTCGTCGTGATAGAAAGCGTGATGCTTGTCGTTGAAGCGGTGGCTGTGATCTGTCCTTCACCGATGGTGGTACCTGCCGCATTTATTGCTCTTATTTTTCTGTTTACATGACTGCCTATAAAATAGGCGGAAGAAGAAGTTAGGGTGACAGATCCAGAAGATGCGGATAGTGAGATCGTAACCGCGGACGTGCTTGTCGCTTCATAAGCGTCGAAGCTTAACGCAGAATGAAGATAAAGACATTTATCCTGCCGGTCAGGGACTTCGATATTTTCAAAGAACTCGACGTACTTCTTTTGAGAGCCGTTAATCCATCGTTCGACGATAACCCACGCCTCATCATAACTGGCTGTCTGAGATGGAATGATCGCAATGGACGTATAAGTCCCCGCCGTTGAGTGCCTGGCCCACGCCGTGACTTCCTGATCAACTTCACGTGTCATGGTCGCAAGGGTTCCGCTTGTAAGAACACAATAAAGGATTGTCTCTGGATTTTGTTGAACGTCCATATCAATTACACCATCACCCAAAATATGAGGTGAAAGAATCGTCCTGTCCGCGGCTTTGTAGGTGTCTAATTCCCAGTTAAAGAACATTTCTCTCAGTTTTAATCCAAACCGTTGCACATAATAGAGGAAGTTTCCTATTTTCTTAGGCATGATTGAATCTGCGCCAAAACCAATTTCTTCGGAGGCGTTCGCGTTGTCAGGCGTGATCGGCTCCGATGATCCTGAGTTAGTCACAAACGCCCCGCCGAAAGTCCCGGCGATAAGTGACTTCCCAGGCGCAAGCCATTGGATCTCGTTAGATTCGTTTGAAGCTAGAGGTAAATTTAGGGCATCGTCGTCAGCTTCCGTGTCGAGGGCAAAGTTTTCATATTCAAAGACCTTCGACCCCCATTCTTTTTGAGGTTCGTGATTGGTTCTAGCGAACCAAAGACGTCTCTCTTGAAAAGCAACGCGAGACGGATAACCTCTGACGGCGCTCCACGCACCCTCAGACCAATTAGATGTTGCTGTAATGGCCGGAAGATTTTTAATGACGGTAGCCGTCGCGGTGTAACTGTTTACAACGTTAGTGATCTTAACGTAAGCTATTTCTTTTAATCCGGTTGTTGAAATAGTCTCGACCGTAAGACCGCCAATAGCAAAAAAAGCGTTGTGATGCCCCAAAGTGCTGCCTGATTTTGTAAAGACGATCTTGCCGGTCGCCGCCGTGATGTTGATCGTTCCTTGGGTAGCAGACATCGAAAGGGTCGTTGAAGTATTAGTATTTGAATCCAAAAACGGGCCTCCAACTATTGGGGCATCTGAAATTGCCCACTCATTCGCCGAAGTTCTCACAAGCTTTTGAGGCGGATAGTCCGGATGGGTAAGCCAAATGATGTCGTTTAGTTGGGTGAATTGAACGTCAAATATATGATCTTCCTGAAAGACCGTCGTGAGTTGATAGACGGCGGAAGTATACAAAGACGCCACTTCAGCGTTGGAAAGCACTTTATTGAAAATCGCCACATTATCCATCTTGTCTTTAAAAATATCCTGCGCGATACCTCCGACTTTATACGTACCGATCATGACCTGGGCTGTTCCGTCAATCATATATGTATAACCGGCGTTCACTGTTCTTGTAACGTCTGTCACCAATACGCCATCTAAATACAGGTTTTTACCATCGGCGGCTGCGCTTCCTCCCCTGCTGTCATAAGTGACCACAACAAAATGCCAACCAGTTGAAAGAGATTGATTTGTCTCAATGATCGAAGCCGTTGAAGATGTTTTTGAAAACGTTGAAAAATGTAATTTATCCCCCGGGGTTGTGATAAATTGCCATTCATTATCCGACATCTTGGTAAGAAATCTTTGATATTGCCCGTTCGGAGAATAATAAATCCATGCGGCAAGAGTGAATGGAGCTGTTCCTGTTGTGTCTGAAAATGTAAAAGCCGCGTTATCCGGGATCTCCACATAATGTATCCCTGCGAAATTAAACCCTTTACCGACTATGGCTGTCGTGCTGAGACTTGACGTTAAGGTTGAACAAGTCCCGTTATAAGTTGCGCCGTCATCGTCAACAACTACCGTCGTTGCGGCATTGTCATCCAATCTGTAATGAGCAACTATGTTTGCCGCCAATGACGTTAGGGTTTCTGTACCGCTACGAGTAGTAACCTGGCCTCTATTCGTGAAAAACCTCATGTACAGGTCGCCCATTTCGATCACATAGGCGTCAGATCTGTTGAAAACGAATTTGATGAAGCGGGTTCTTAAAGTGGAATCGCTCACCGTTGCGACGTACCGGGTCCCGGGCATGGAGATCACTGGGCCGTAGGAGCGCGGGAGAAAGTTCTCCACGATCTCGCAGGCGTTGGCGTATTGGGCGATGTCGGTGCGACCAAAAAGAGAGGGGGCAATTTCGCCAGCGGTAAAAGATGTTTGAATAGTATCTACCTTCACGTCCCGACTCCCATAAGAGCTAGTTTAGATATTTTTGTAGACCCACCTGCCTCAACAAACGGCGAAAACGAAGCTATGCAATAAGCCTTCGTTGTTGAATTGGGTGAAAAAGTCCACCCAAGATTATAGGTCCCGGCACCCGCGCCGACTTCACTAGAGGATCCATGCCTGTAATTAGGGGTTGGATCCGGGATAAGGATGTTCGCTCGTTGGGTTTGCCCAGCATCTTGGACTGTCAAAGACGAACCACCACTTGATGAATTTAGAGAATCAATGATGATGCAGTCAGCCGCGACGGTCACGATGTCTAAGGCGATGCTAGCCCCGGCCGTTCCATTTCCAGTAGACGCTATCGCGTCCGGTTGGGCTGATTGCTTCGCGCCAGTCCATGAGGTCGCGTTCGCCGCTACGCTCGTTCCTACACCATCAAACGTGACAACAATGTCAAACGTCCCAGATTCGGGGGCAATCAAATAATAAATCGTTGACATCTGTGCGGTTTGGAATTTCTCAACAGCTTGAGATAATGCGGTTCCGTTCCATGTAACAGAGGCGACATTCACATCGGAAGAAGTAGAGTCCTCACCTGTTATGCAAACGATAAGGATTCGGTTAGCCCCGGCTCCGACGACGTGTTGCCAAGTCAGGGTTTGAACCGATGTTCCGTCTATCGCGTTAGTATTTGATGCGGCATCAAACGCTATTGCCATTTATCCAATAATTCCCTTTATCTGTTCGAGCTTAGATTTCAAGCCATCGACTTCGGCTTGTAAGGACGTAATAACCGACGCTTGAGCGTTGGCAGAATTTATCGCAGTTTCAAGGTCAGCTCTTAATGCGTCATACTTTACTAAGAGTTCGTTATACATGGTTTCATAGCCTCCTGTTGGTAGTGCGGTTCCTTGTGTTATTGAAGCGATCAACGTGCTATTGGCATCTTTAGAGAATGACTCCCATTTATCTGCCACACCTGTGATAATTAGTTTCTTTTTCTGTGTTGCATAAGCCGAGAGTCCGAGCTTTAAATGATGACTTCCAGCGTTTAATAATAGGGCTTTCTCAATCGTATGTTCTCCTGAAATACAGAGGACTGAGTTCCCCCTCGCACCATCAGAGACATATTTTTTAATGATGGTAGTCCCCCACAGTTTAGACCCGTGAAGATTTCCTGCGCCTGCGTAGTAGTCCTCAATGATTGTTCCAAGACCCTGCTGGTCAAGCCCTGAGTCAGAGTTGTCTGAGCAAATAACTTTCCCGAACCAGTTACCTACACAGTCAGGGTTGTCGATGACGATGCCATCGCCATTTGAAGGACTGCTTAAGTCTTTGGCTTTAGTGGAAGTAACTTCCTCGAAGCGATTATTCGAGCATTGAAAGTTAAGTTTAAGTCCGACCCAAGAGTCATCTATCAGAACCGTCTTAAAAGTATTCCCATCACAGTTCCTCATGTTGAGGCTGTGGACGTTCCTTAAGTCAAGGAAAGGAAACATACAGTTATGGACGTTCTCTAAGAAAACCCCAAAGCAATTTCTGATGGTGTGCTCGTCAAACGTGACTCCACTTACTCCGACTTTGTAAAGCCCCGTGTCTCTGGTCGATGAGTTGATGGTGCTATGAGCCATGCCTTTATCTATGATAATCATTTATGCCTCATCAAAATAAGCCACTGAAAAATCCACCCTCACCGCCGCGCTTAAGTTCAACGTGAGAGTTCCGTTTGAGGCGGTAGCAAATAAATGCGCTGGTGGGGAAATGGCGAGATTAGCACCCGCGTTTGCCCCGCTTGGGGCTTGAAGTAATACCCGCCAAAGCTCAGTTCCAGCTATACCACCGGCATGAAAAGAGCAGATGACCCCTGTGGTGGAAGTGGTCGTAAGTGAAAAACCGTAGACCTTGCTTTTACCAGATCCGGCGATAAGAACAGTTCCCGTGGTTGCCGAGAGAGTTCCGCTCGAAGAAGACAATGACCTGTTGAGAGAAACCGTAACTCCGCTATTCGTTAAAGATGCGGTGACGGCGGTGGATGATAAGGACACTGTCACCGTCCCGAGGGTAGCGGTGGCGACGTTGACATTCCCTGAGATTGTCACTGTTCCAAGCGTCGCTGTCGCTACATTTACATTTAGACCTGAAGCGCTCTCGATTGTAACCTTAGTTGAGGATAAAGATACTGTTCCACTGGTGATATTTATAATCAGACTCCCATCCGCATTGGCTAAAACAGGCCATGCGTCTGCGGCATCGGAGGATATGCGTTTAGCATAAAGGACAGCCCCTTCCATGTCTTTCGATTCTAAAACTCGTCTAGGATCTTTAGCTTCTGACATTAGCTGTATGACCTCGCTGGGTTACCCGCGCCACTGTATTTGGATTTTAGCCAAGCATCATCAATCACTTCTTGATGTGTTCCGGTTTGTGATTCCTCAGCCATTGCGGCCGGTAGAGACACCTTTTGGTATTTTGCTAGGAACGCTTCGGCTTTCTTTGCGTCGTTTAAAATCATAAAACAAATGTCGGAGCAAAGCTTGTCGATAAAAGCGATGATCGCTTTTGGCCTCCACAAACCGACTTGGTTGTGATCCCAGGTATACAATGTCCCAAGAGTGGACGTGTTTGAAATGATGAGATCCCCTTCCTCGCGCCATATCGCTTCGATATCGCTCATCTGCCAAATTCTTAAAGCGGCGGTAGGGCGCGTGTAGGCGTAGTTTTCCTCATCATGTAGCCACGGAAAAGTTGTTGTTGCGACGGTCGCAAGAGTAGACCGTGTAAGAGCGAATGTCCAACGGCACTCAGTTAAAAATCCTTTACGGGCGTTCTCATAAACAGCGTCAGCCGCTCTTGCGTTCGCGGTGTCGTCCGTGAGGGCCACGATGGGTGAGGCCCCACATAATAGAAGGGCATGGTTCACGATTCCTACAGTCGTATAGGTTGCCATGAAAGCTCCTTAAAAAGATAGACGGAGAGCGTTTTTTAAACGCCCCCCGCCGATCTTTATTTGTTACGTGTACCGAACGATGGACTTGACGGTTCCTGTAGTCATTGTCGAGATCCAGTTGTTCAGCTTGACCGAGACGGTGACTTGCGTCCCTGTCGTAACGAACTGATACCCACTGAATGCCCCTAAAAACGCTACCGAAACGCCTGTCGTTGTCGGACCCGCATAGCCACCACCACCCGGAAGACTGATGCTCGACCGAGTCAGGTTATGGGTAAACG